CCGGGTTCAAGCATGACCCTTCTACTAGCCTCGCCGTGTTACCACGGTGCTATGCTACGTCTCGCCGGGCGGCTGATCTAGCGTCCCTTTGCTTCCACCTAGGGCGGACCTTAGGTGAACGCCTAGCATCCCTGCTAGGGCTTGGTCTGTGAGGTTCCGGCTATCGCCTCACCCCGGTTAGCCCGCAGCTAACCCTTTGGCTAATCGGCTAGGGCTTCCGGTTCGGCTCCCGCTTGTCCCGCTTCTCACCCGTAGGATTGATGCGATACGGAGGCGGAAACCTCCCTTAGTCCCTAGCTGGCTTCCGACCGGCCCGAACCTAGGTTGCCCTAGTCGTTGGCGTTCGGCTTGCCTAGCCCGTGTAGTCTGCGCCGAAGCGCCGTAGTCCGTCAACCCCGTCGTTTTCACCTAGGTTAGGACGTTGCCGAAGCGATTACCTAGCCTAGGCCAAGGGCCGAACGTCTGTGACCCTGACGCAGGAACGGGGCTCGCCTCCCGTGGGCTCTAGGTTAGTCGGGCTTAATGCCCTTCGGCCCCTAGACGGTTGCGGGTTGCCCCGCCGCCGATGACCAAACCCTAAGCCCTCGCTTTCGGTTTCTCAAGCCACTTTCTTCAATCCGGCTGAACTTTCTTAGAAACCCTTATTAATCCGTCGCTTAGCCCGTCTATGCCGCCTTCACCCTCGCTGATCGGGCTTAGTGTCATCCTAATCCCTAGTATCCTCCGGCTATCCCTATCTCATTAACCCAGTCTAATCCCTATCTTACGCCCTCTCGCGACCCCGGCTCCTAATCATGTCTTAGTCATCCTCTAAGTCATGTCTTAGTCATTCGGCTTAGTCAGTCTTATCCTAGTCTCTAATCCCTAGGCTTAGTCTATTCTAAGCTTACTTAACTCCGGGAAATAGATACGCGGTTGCACAAGGTCTAACCTTACTCGCGTCCCTATGTCTGTGACGGTATCAAAACTAAGCCCCTGATTATCCTCGGCTTATACCCTAAGCCTCGGCTTACGTACGCGTTACGCGCGGATTAACTGAGACAGATGCCCCTCTCGCTTACACGCCTACGCGCGTTCTTAATCGCGTTAGCCCCTCCTTACGCGCACCCTTACGCGCGGATTTAAAGCCTCATACCCGCTGCGCGGCATAATCCCGGCTTAGGGCACCCCTATGGGGGGAGTTAACGCGCGTGAGAGTGGGAGGTCGCCCCTCGCATAAGCTCACCATAATCAGGCCGTAAGCCCCGCCTAACACGCCCTAAGGCACGCATAGGCGAGGCGTAAGGCAATCAGCGACAACGCATGTCGTCAATCAGAAACCATGCCGTAGCCACGAGGACTACGAGCAACCCACCTAGGGTAGGGATCATCGCTGACCCCGCTCAGCACCAGCGTAGAACGCCCGGAGCGCGGCCTTATCCACGTTACATTGCGCTAGGGCCTCCCCCTGAGCGTTGTAAGCGCGGACTAAATCAGCGTTGACCCGGAGTTCCACAGTCTCGGCCACACAATCAGCAAGCAAGCTGTCATCCGGCCTTACGATGATAGTCCTAGTGGCGCACGATGCTAGCAAGCACGTCGTCAGGAATAGGCTGATTAGCCCAATCTGCGTTCGCTTCAAGCGCCTTCTCCGTATCTGCACGCCTATCGGCGTATTCCCGCGTAACTCGCGGTCGTTCGACGCTTACCACGTCCTGCGCCGCTTGGTTCCCGGCCCTTTCGGCCCTGAGAACGGCGACCTCGATTTCCTTGGCCTCCAAGGCCCGCTGAGCGCCCTCGGCCCTTTTGTGCGACATGTACCCGAAGGCGATGATCCCGGCCACCACAGCGGCTCCCACGGCCCAAATAAGCCGTTTCCAGCCGACCATTGACCACAGCTTGCCGAGATTGGCGAAGTTGATGCTGGACACCAGTTGGATGAACCTCGTTATATTAGTAATGTTTATGCTCATTCGGAGTTCCATAACCTCCCTTTATGCCCTTGTATTTGCCCCTCAGAGCGCCTATAAGGGCATATCAGGGGTTCAGCGCCCTGTCACCGCCCAAGCGATATTTCGGGCCTCCACGGCGCTGTTTTCAGGCCCCACGGGCGTGTTGAACAGGGCCTGCTCCCGGTTACGTCGAGTGACGAGGCCGGGCAGCTTACGCCCGCTAGCGTACACCCAGCGGTCGAACTCCTTCGACGCGCCAGCGTAGTCACGCGCATTGAGCTTGCGGACCAGCGTAGAGCGGCAAGTCGTGGGTACGCCCACGTTGAACGCTAGGGACACCACGGCGTCCTGTTGGTTCTGGTTAAGCGGGGCGGTCACGCAACGGCGGATGCCGTCCCGGTGAACGCGAATGTCTCGGATCAGGATAGCCGCGCATTGCTCGCGGGTGTAAACCTGCCCCATACGCACGTCAGGTCCCGTGTGCCCGTAGCAAACGGTCGGGATGCCAACCGGATCACGGTAAGTCTTTAGGCGCAGGCCCTCGCTCTCTTGAATGAGCGACAGGCCCGCCGCCCCGATCACAGCCGAAGCCGCAATGGGGGCGAGCAGGCGCTTAAGCATTACTCGGCCTCAGCCGGGGCGATAGCCGCGCACGCGGCGGAGCAGGCGTCGAAGAACGCCTTAAGCTCCGTGGCCGACGGGTGCTTACCACCCGCGTAGCGCGGAGCCACGACTTCAAGCTGGCTGATCGCCTTAGCGGCGACGCGGCGCAGATGGAAGCCACAGGGGCCAATGTTCGGCGAAGGCAGGGATGCTTCACGCATAGTGTTATCTCCTGAAATGTTTTCTAAGAAGGCTACCGCCTCGTGACGGTGCCCTGTCGGAGTAGCGGTCGCGGCCCATAGGGTCCTTCATCGCTTCTCTCCATTCTCGCTCTCGCATCCGCTCTACGGCGGTTTTCTGGTCTATAGCGAGGGCATTGACCCAATGACGTACCGCGCCCTCAAGGGCGTCAAGCCGGTCATCGTGGAACAAGCAGTTACGCTCGCGCGTAATCTTGCTCATCTGATGGAATACGGAGTACAGTTGGCGCTTAGCGGGTTCGTGACGGGCGCAGCCCTCTCGGTCCTCCTCCATGATAGAGGAGTTCACAATGAGGCTACCCCGAGCCATAACAGGCTCAAGCGTCTCGATGATCCGCAGTTCCTTCTGCCCGTGCACCATATCATCCTCTACGCTGCACTTCTCGTAAATGCGGCGCAGTACCGGCAAGAACACTTCACGGAACGCGCCGTAACCCATGTTCTTCTCGATGATGACCTTATCGACTTCCCACGTCTTAGCGAGGTTAGCCAGCTTCTCCATGACTTCCACGGAGTACCCGCCCGGCAAGCCACCGCCCGCCAGCCAGAATACGTTACCGTTAAGGAAGCCTGTAACGGCGTAACCCGTTTCGTCCCCGTTCTTACCGCCACCGGCGGGATCGACGTACATAACGCGGCCTTGCAGCTTCGCTACGTCCTTACCGACCTCGTGCGGCGTGTTGAACTTGGCACTCGTTGACCCCAGCGCAACGTCCTTCAAGGACCCTGAGCCGAAGCCTCGCGTCACCGTGAGCGGGAACACCTTACTCATACCGAGGTCCATGAGAACCAGCATTTCGGTCTTGAGCGGGTAACGCAGCGCGTCGGTGAGCTTAGTGTTAAGCATGTGCTGTAGCTGGAAGTAGCTCGGCCCTTGGTCGAGTTCCTTCTTCTGTAGCACCGCCTCCCCGAGGTAATCGGGGTCAATCGGTCTGCCTTGGTCGCCCAGCATCCCACCGCCTGTGGCGAGTGAGGGGTCAGCGTTAAGCCGACGAGCGACGTAAGGCGCGAGCATTTCACCGTAGTTCTCAAGCTGCTCGGCGGTAGGATACCGGCCCGGCCAGATGCGAACGACGAAGCCACGGCCCGGCAGGGTGTTGTACACGCTCTCCTGCGACTGCGGCGTACCGAGATATACGATCCGACCGAGGGCGCAGATAGACGTGAAGTCTCGCGTGAGTTCCAGAAGCTGCTCCCGCATAAGCGCGGTCTTAGAGTTCTTCTGGCTCTCGATGTCGTCCGCGATAAGCAGGTCAGCCCGCTTGCCTTGCAGGTTGCCGGTGATGCCGACGCACGCCACGCTAGGCGACTTATCCACGCCTTTAAGCGTGTAGTGCACGTCGAAGGCTTCAACCGAGGTCCGGTCCCCGTTAGAGGGATCGGGCCGAAGGCACGCCAGTTGATCCATCGTCATAATCAGACGAACGATCAGGGTCGAGATTTCGTTGGCCTGCTTGCCACCGGCGGAAAGGATCAAGACGCGGTGCTTGGGATCGTGGATCAGGGACCACACGGCGTAAGCCGCTGTAATGGTCGTCTTAGCCTGACCCCGCTGCGCTTGGATCATAATGTACTGCGGCCCGTAGGCCAAGAAGTTCCCGATGTCGTACTGCACGGGGGAGGTCGAGAACCCAAGATGCGCCATGCAGTCGTCTAGGAAGGTAGCGAAGTTCGCGTACTCATCCTGTAGCGCCTCCAGCGCCGACCAGCGTTTAAGGCCGTCCTCAAGGCTCTCGCGGGTCGCCATTAGTTAGGCAACCCGGTGAGAAACCCCGCGTCTTGCTCAGCGGCGGCAAAGTCAGCCTTAGAGGCTTGGCGACGCGCTTCACGCGCCTTCTGGCGTTCGCGCATGGCTTGTTCAAGCTCGCCCAGCTTATTGTCCTCCGAAGGCGCACAACTGATGTTGTTGTCCTTGAGGAACTTGGTAGCCGCTTGGATGAGCGCAGCCGAAGGCGGCAACTTACGGGGAGGGACTTCCTCGCCCGTCTCGTCATCGGTGTAGCCGGGAAGGGTATCCCCCTCCATAGCCTCGATGAGGACTTCTGCCACCTTATTGTGCAGTTCACCGAGCTTACTCTCGGACGCTGCCTTAGACATTAAGTCTCCTTGTTCTTACCCAGCTTGTACAGCTTCCACACCTTCTCCGCGATCATAATGACCGTGTAGAGGATGGTCAGGATAAACACCCACTCGTTAAGCGGGATGCCACCGAGGCTGATAGCTGAGACAGTCAGCGGCGGGGCAGCCTTGGCCGTCGAAGCGGCGATTTCAGAGGCGTATGCCCCGTCGATTTGCATTTGTTACTCTCCGAGCGAGAACGTCGCAAAATACGTCCCGGCGTCAGGGCCGGTGATCGTCAGCGTGGCGCTCACTTCTGTATTGTTAGGGAAGGTGCCGTCAGATATAATCGTTACGACGGTCAAGGTGTTCGAGGTCGTGCTGCCGGTTATGGTAGCTATTCCCTCGCTATCCGTGATACTCCACGAGAACGTGTTGCCAGCCTGTAGCCCCTCTATAGTTAGGATACGGGCATAGCGCGTATTACCAGTTGTACCTACAGGGTTGCTGGTCTGAGCGCCTACGACTATGTTAACCGCCGCCCAAATCTTTACCCACGTGCCAGCTACTCGCCTCCATGCCGACAGGGGACGCTTCCAAACTCCCGCGTGTTTAGCGCGGGGATCGGCGGTCTTTACCGTGTCTCCGTGCTTAGCTCTTATCATGCGGGTACGATGAACCAGATGTCGCCGTTAGCCCCGCCAGTAGGCGCGGAAGTTGACACCGTGATAACCGGCACGCGAGCGCCGTTAATGGCTAGCGACGTGAAGTCAGCCGCCTGCCCGTTTACGGCCACGTTAGGCTTGTCGGTGATGGAGTTCCACAAGTGGCTGTGCGACGAGGGTGCAAACGTCTCCGGCTTGCCGGTTATGCTGCCCCAGCTATGCGCGTGATCAGACGGAGGGAACGTCTCCGGCTTGCCGGTTATGCTAAGCCACGAATGGACGTGAGTGCTGGGCGGGAACGCGTCTGGCTTATTTGACAGACTGTTCCAGTCGTTCAGGGTACGTACCGGCCCCCACACGCCGTTAAGGCGAGAGCGGAAGGTGGCGTTACCGAAGAACTCGACGGCCTCCGTAGTGGCGTCCACAGCGATCACCGGGAACGCTTGGCGCTCAGTGAAGGTCTGCGGAATGTTAAGCCGGGCCAGCCCCGACAGGTCTGCGCCTGACAGGTCGTTGACCGTTTGCAGCAGGGCCTCGAACTGGTTAGCCGTGTCCTCAGACTGCGACTGCGCCGCGTTAGCCGCCTCAAGGGCGCTAGATGCGTCCTCGCCAGCTTGCGCCGCTACCTCTTTAGCCTCAGCCGCATCGGCGTTAGCCTGAGTAGCCTCAGTGCGAACGTCGGCAAAGCGGTCCAGCATTTCGGCCGCGATGAACACCCCTTGTCGGGCGTTGCGGTCGAGGTTAGTCTCATTGATGATAGCCCCGTCAACGAAGTCAACAAGGGGCATTGATTTCGGGGTATCCCGATAGACGTAGAGCGTTGTACCCACAGGGTGCGGCGGCTCAGCAACTACGGTGTAATCGCCAGTCCATGCGAGAGTGCGTGGTGTGACCGCGCCAGTGGCGTCAACTACGTACGCCTTAATATGATCCTTGCTCAGGTAGCCGCCAGTAAGCGTAAGCTCCCACGTAGAAGTGGCCCCATCGCCGGGGAAGGAGTTGACGCTGTACTTAAAGCCGGTGTCGAGCAGCGGGTCAGGGGTAGCCATTCGGCCTCCTTAGTTAATCTTGCGCCCGCGCGCGTGTCTGTGACGGTATCAATACCAGAGAGGCCCCAGCCTACTATTAAGCAGGCCGGGGCTACCCGGTTAGTCCTCTAGTTCAGTCTCTAGGGCGTTGATGAAGGGAATGACGTACGGCAGGTTAGCGCCGGGCATAGACTTAGCCAGCTTACGCCAATCGCCGTGAGCGCCTTTCCACACGTCCTCAACCAACCCAGCGGCAGGCATGACCGTACCGCCCAGCAGGGTGTTGCTGTACTGTCCGTAGCGTCCGCCACCCTCAGAGGGAGCAAGGCCGGTAGCCTCGCCCCAAGCCCCGGTAAAGCCGAGGCCGATGTCCGTAGCGTCAGCGAGGAAGCCGAACGAGCTAGCGTACTGCATCCCAGCCTTACCCACGTTAAACGCGTTAAGGCGGTTCTCAAGGAACTCGTCGCGCTCCTCCTCGCTAAGTCCGAGGGAAGCCGCAGCGGTACGCGCCAAGTACACAGGGATGCCGAATGAGAACCCGGCCATCATAGTGATGAAGGTGTACGCTGCGCCGAGGTTAAAGTTCCGGCCCATCTGTTTCTCAGCCGCAGCCATAGAGAAGGTGCGGAACTGGAACAGCAGCTTGAGGAACCCGTTATGTGCCCACGGACCAGTCTCACCAATGTACGTACGCTGGATGATCTGGCTAGCGCCCCGGTTAACAGCCGTGATGATGTCGCGGCGTTGGGCGGGCGTAAGGTCCCCAGCATGAATGTCGAGCTTAGTAAGCACGCCACGCTCATTGAACTCCGCGATGCGATCAAGATTGCGCTTAATCGCCTCCTTAAGCTCCGGGGTGAAGCCCATGTCGGCAAGCGCCTTGTCCTCTTTACCCTCACGGATAAAGCGCATGGCCTTCATGCCAATCTCTCGGGCCATGCCACGCGTCTGCGCCGCCGCCATATGCCGGTGTAGAGACACGTACGCGTGCGCGTTAGCGCCAGCGCGGATAGCCTTAGTGGCTACTCCGATGTTCTCCTTACCGTACATCTGCACGTCGTTACCGATCACGTCGAAGGTGCCAATGGTGTGAATGTCGTCCATACCGATTTGGCCGCCGTATCCCTGCTCTAGTGAGGTAAGGATAGGGTTATCTACCTTCTCGCCTTTACGGAGGGCTTCAACCTCCTTCATCAGCGCGGGCAAGTCCTTAATCACGGCGAACGTGCGGTGCACCCCGAGAGGCGCAATGGCGTTCCCGTTCTCAGCGAACTGCGTAAGGGCCATGCCCCCGAGCCTAGCCATGCTAGTAAGTAGGCGCGTGTTGTCGAGGAACTTGCCAGAGTGCTGCCCGAAGGGTTGGTTCAGAAGCTCCGCTGCGATCTGGTCGAAGGCCGCAAGCTCCTGCGGCGTGACCCGCTTACCCTCCACTTGCCCGGATTGTAGGGCTTGGCGAATGAGCTTGAGGCCCTTCGCTCCCGGCACGCCAGCTTGAGCCAGCGCCACTTCCCCAGCCGTACGCCGCGCGTAGCTGCGGTACAGCAGGTTGTGGTCCGTCTCCATGATGTCTATAAGCGAGAAGGTCGAGCCGTCGTCAGCCGTGTACGTCTTGAGAATGTCGAAGTCCGTGCGGCCCTTAGTATGCCCGGCTCCGCCACGGGAGAACTTCCCGCGCATTTCCTCGATCTGAGCAAGCTCCTTGCCACTGGCCTTCTGCGCCATGCCGTCGAGAACGTCATCAATGATGTCCCCGGCGTCAGGGGCGTTCAGATTGATCGGAACGTCGTAGGCACCCGTGGCACGGTCGATACCGCGCTTGAGGTACTGCGGTGCGAACACCTTGTCCGAGAACTCTTTGTCCCAGCCGTAGCGTGCCTGAACCTGCTCCGAAATAGCGTTGATGAACGCGTTACGCTGAGCGTTAGTAAGCTCCACCACCTTAGCCGACGAGAGGCGTTGCGGGAAGTAGCTGGTGTCCGGGGTAATACGCGCTGAGCCTACCGTGCCTACGACTTGCTGGTCGATAGCCATACGGTGATAGCCCTCGCTGTATATGTCAGCGGCCTTGCGGATATGTGGCGGGGCGGGAACGTACCCGTCCTTACCACGGTTGACAAGCTCCTCCGTAATCGCCCGGTTGAACGCCTTGCGGGCGTCCTGCGTAAGCAACTCCGATACCGAGCCCTGCCCCATTTCCTTGCGGAAGATGCGGAAGTACGCGTCAACCTCATTGAGGCGCTGCATGTACAGGCGCTCCCTCAGGTGCTGCGTCATGGCGACAGTCTGCCTCCGACCGCCGCGCCCCGTGCTGCTCTCAGCCACAACCTGCCCGAACATGCGAGCAAGTGGGTTAGACGAGCGGATCAGGGTTTCGCCGGTGCTGTCCTGCCCCATCCAGCTAACCGGGCTAAAGCGACGCAGGGCGGCGTCCTCCTCCACACGGCTGACCGGGTTGGTAGCGGTGAACTGTTCCGCCTTAGCGTAGAGTTCTCCCGTAAGCTGCGCCTCAACCTCGTCAGGGATAACCCCGAGGCCGAAGGCTTCACGGATACGCTCACCGAGGGTGCGGGGCTTAGCTGCGTCAGCATCGGGGGCTTCGCTAGTAAGGTGTCCGTCCGCGTTGAAGAAGCGGTTACTGTCGGGCATAGGCGCGAGGGCGACTTGAGCCTCCCGAAGGAAGCGTTGAGCGTCCTGCTCCCGAAGGTCGTTAGCGATCTGCTCCGGGGTAGCATCCGGGCCTAAACGGGTCTGCGCCTCAGTTAGGCGCTGCGTAAAGGAAGCTTGGTTAGTCTCGATTATGTCGTTACCATAGTCCCGCATAGCGCGGTCCACAGCGCCGCTACGCAGAGTGAACGGGGACATAGCCGCGCCGATGATAGCACCGAAGCCAGCCGAGGCGAAGTACTCCTCAGGCGATACGTACTCCCCAGCCGCGTCGAGCGCCGCCGTGGTCAGCACGTTACCTGCAACGCCCTCACCAATGATCGAGGCCGCAGCCGACACAGGGCGTCCAGCAGCCGCCAGCGTGCGTCCACCGACACCCGCCACCTGAGCCACCTTACCCACGCCTAGACCAGCGAGCCAGCCCGCAGGGTCCGCCACACCGGCTCCGAGGGACCATAGGAAGCCTTCGGTCTGGCTGTCGCCGCCGTAGGTGTCCCGTAGGGTGCGCGTCTCCTTAATCTCCCCGAGAATGTTGATCGCGTGCGTATGGCTACGGGCCTCACGCATACGTTGACGCTCGCCGTAGTCTAGGCCCGCCTCAAGGCTTTCCATATGATCGGAGTACCGGAAGTTCGGATCGAAGGCGTTAGCCTCAGAGAGTTCCAGTCGGTCTATGGAGCGGATCGCCGCCCCGACCAGCGTAACATCATCCAGCGCCGCAGCGGCCTTATCCACTACGGACAGGCTATCGCGGTAAATCTCTCGCTGTACGGCGGCGGTGTCCTGCCGGGCCATTTCCTGCTCACCAGCATCCGTAACGCCGGTAGCGGCGGGAGTGGCTAGCACGTCCCCACCAATGGCGTTCAGGAAACCGCTGCGACGTTCCAGTGTAGTCTGGTACTCCCGTGCAGGCCGCTCATCCTTGGCCGCGTCGATGCCCGCCTCAATGTCAGCTGGACGAGTGTTAAGCACGTCAAGGGTTTCTAGGTTCACGCTCTCGACAGGGATCGGGTTAATGCCCGGCTCACGCGGGGGCTGTTGTCCCAGCACCTTGCCGACGTAAGCCCGTGTCTCCTCGTTATTCCAGCGCCTACGATCCCACCCGCCGTTGTAGGCGCGAAGTGCGTCTGGCAGGTTGCCGAAGTGATCGAGGTTCTCCTTGAGCATATGCGCCGCAGCCAGCAGCGAATGTTCAAAGTTATCCGGGTTAATCTCAAAGCCAAGCCGCTGTGACATAACTCGATGCTCACGCGGCATAATCTGAAAGTGGCCCCGCGCCCCTGCACGGGATCGCATGTTCGTACCGCGTGCGCTCTCCGTGTTCCAGATACCGTCGATGACGGAGGGTTCGGTTCCGGCGAACTGCGCGGCGAGTGCAATCTGTTCTTCGCGCGACTTACCGCGCAACATAGCAAGCGTCAAACCGCTCATAAGTTCTCCATAAGAATGACGGGGCCGAAGCCCCGTCTAGTTAGCGCCTAGGGCGCGTGCTGTAGTCCGCAGTCTGCGTGCGGCGCATGTTCTCTTGTAGGCTCAGCCCACGCCTAGGGGCGTTAGCTGCATCCCACTCACGCTGCCTACGGAGTAGGTCAGTGCTGTTGGTAACACGCTGTCGGCCACGTTGGGCCACTTCGTCCGCCGTAATGCGGACAGCCTCATACTCGCTACCGTTAAAGCCGGTAACGATGAACAAGGGCCTGCCGTTAGACCCACGGGTGCGGGTCACGGAAACGCTATCGAGGTTGGGCCTAAAGCCCTGTGCCTCAAACTTACTCTCTACCAGAGCGTTCCAGCTATCTCCAACCTCCCGAGGCGTAAGCCCGGTAAGCTGCGTTAGGGACTGCCGTTCGCCGGGAGGGTTAAGCCACGCGTAGCCGCCTACAATCTCAATCTCGCCAGAAGCGAGGCGCGTCGAGATAGAGCGGTGCATGGCGTCCTCTTCGGACATACCGGGGTTAGTCTCCATGTAGTTCTGGTAGTCCCGTCCAACGATGTCCGTAAGGATGCGCCGGGCGCTGTCGTTTAGCGGTCGCTCACCGCCGAAGGTCCTAGCCAGAATGTTAGGCGAGAACTCCCTTACAGCCTTCTCCGCTCGGCTGCGAACCTCTCGGCTCATAGTGGCTGGACGGACGGTCTGCGTACCAAAGGTTTGAGCGTAGGCCAGCATACCCTCGACGCCGCCAGACATGAGAGTGTGCATACGCTCCATCTTAACGTCGGCGTCACCGAAGTACACGGCCCTAGCGGCGCGGCCTCCCGGCACTTGGCCGAACTGTTGCCACACCTGATAGGCCCGCTGGAAGCTCTCCGTTTGGAAGCCCTCCGGGGCAGCTACGCCCGTACCGATCAGGCCAGCAATCTCACCCTTCACCGCGTCACTAACGCCGCTACGCGGGTTCGCCACGATGTTACGGGTAAGGGCTGCGAAGTCCCCGTCGCGGAACAGCCGAAGCTGCGCCGTCTCAAGGTCCGCCGCCGTAGCCATGCCGGTTTCCTTGGCTACGCCCGCCTGCCCAGCGGACACCAGAGCGAGGGCCTGAGCGGCCTGTCGGGCCTCCCTTTCCTCCTCCGCACGTATGTCCTCCTGATGCCTGCGTTCGGCGTCAGCGCGGTCCTCAGCCCGCTCAGCGCGGCGTACGATGTCGCTGGCGATGTGCCTAACCTCGCCCCGCATGTCGTCCACGTCGAAAGCGGGGAGGCGGATACCCGTCTCGCGGGTAAGGCGGTCGTTCCACTCCATGTACTGATTAGCGGCCTCCATAGGCGTAACCAGCCCGGCAGCCCGCTTAGCCTCGTACTCAAACATTTCCGGCCCGAGTACAGCCATAGCCTCTTGAAGCCTACGTGGCGCTAGCCGGTCGTAACGCTCCTCAAGGCGGCGTTGTTGCTCCTCGTCAAGGTGCTGTAGCGCCCCCGAACCCTGTAGGGCCTCGTAGGCGTAGAAGTTGCCGTCTTGCATAAGCGAGAGGCCCACGTCCACCAGCATCCCCTTGTAGCTCTCTTCGGTCTGCCCAGCGGGCGGAACCATGAGGCCGAGGAAGCCCTGCGTAGCTAGCGCAGCGGATTGCGTGTCCTGCTCCGTAGGCTCGCCTAGCTCGGCAAAGCGACGCATCTGCTCTTGGTAGTTATTCGCGCCGGTGAGGATTGCCTCGCTTTGGGCGCGGGTAACAACCTCTTGCTGATGCTTAACCCGCTCACGCGCGACCAGCGCCATAAGCGGGCCGGAACGCTCCATAAGCTGCTGGTTAATCAGGTTGTCGGTAAGCTCGTGTCCCGTATTGGCTAAGGCTTGAGAGGTCGCCGCAAGGTCCTTACCCAACTCCTCAGGGGAGAGGGTCTTAAGCTCGTCCATGCGGGCAAGCTGCGCCTGCTCCCAATCCAGTACACCCTTAGTCGCGGTGTACATGGCAGCGCCTTGCTCAACGTAGCCGGGACCAAACATGCGTGCCCATGCGGGCCGCTGCTCCTCAATCTCAGCCACGGCCATGCCGTTCTGCGCCGCAGCCACGCCCTCAAAGAACTTGGTACGCTGGCGTTGTTCGATCAGTGGCTTAGCAAGCTCCTCGATAAATCCGGGGATGCCTGAGCCGGTGCCTTGAGCCACGTCCGTCTGAGGGCCAGCCATAACGGCCCCGCCCGCCGTTTGGCCGCCCTCTACGCCAGCGCGGGCAGCAGGGGCAGCGAGAGTGCCGCGACCCTGCCTAGGGGCGGCGGGGGCGAACGCAAAGGTTGCCCTCCCCGCTTCGCCCCGGTTGTCGTATCCGGTTGCCATTCAGTCTCCTAAAGGCGTATGTCGTTAAGTAGGTTACGCGTGCTGCTCCACAGCCCGCGCACCCACGGTTCGTCTCTATCGGCGTAGTTCTTAGCGCCAGCGCCAAGCCCTTGCACCATGTTACTGAACCCTGCGGCCCCGGCGTTGAAGTCACCGTTACGCATGTCCTGTGCCGCCATAAAGCCGCTCGCCACGGCTTCGCCTGCTTGCGGCCCACCGAAGTAGGTGGCAGCGGCAGCGCCTGTAATAGCTAGGAACTTGGAGAACCCGCTCATCTTCTGGTGATCGACGTACTTAGTGAAGTCGAGATTAGCGAAGCTCTGCGAGTTATCTAGGCCCATTACCGCGTTGCGGATAGTGTCGCCCCTAGCGCTGGACGCGAGGTACAGGTCGGAGTTAACTGCTCGCGCAGCCTGCTCGTCCATGCGATCCTCAGTCGCCATAACTTGCCGGGAGAACTGCTCTATAGTCGAGCCGCCTACGCCAGCAGCGGCAGCGGCAGCCGAGATAGCGCCTAGCTCCTCAGCCGCCTGTACCCGCCGAGACAACGTGCCATAAGTGGCGGCGTCTAGATTACGCCCGATGTTCTCAGTTAGTGCGCCAATCTCCGAACCCGCTGCGTCCATAGCTCGCTTGTTAGTGAGCGCCCTAGTGAAGTTCGCTAGAGCAGATTGAGCGGCGGAGTTCTCGTTTCTGGCTTTCTGTACGGTGCGCTTGGCTTCAATCTCAGCCTGCGCCCGGATATGCTCAGCGCCCGAGGTTAGCACTCGGATGATAGCACTCATTAGATGCGCCTCGTGTTGTTAAAGAACTGCCCGGTCCACTCGATTGCAGTTACCGTAAGAGGCAACCACGCCCTAGCGCGGATCGTGTACTTGCATTGCCGAACCTCTCGCCCGATAGGCGCGGGGATCGACGTGGTTACAATGGGCTGACGCCCAATGGGGTTGGTATTACGCCCAAGTAAGCGCCCGTTGAAGGTGGCGACCCGCTTAGTGCCGTTGGAAGTCTCAAGGTCCACGTATAGACCTCCCGTGTTGGCCACGGATATAGACACCCGCCCGAGCGTAAGGCGACCGTTCACAATAGCCCGGTCGTTCTTATCCCTAGCGTAGGGGTTCGTAGGCGTGGCGTACGCATCGTAATCCAGCCCAACCCAAGCGTCGGTAACGTAGCCGGGGTACTGCTCCTCAAACTCAAGGCGTCGGTCCCACGGAGTGCCCAGCAGCCTAAAAGGCGTGGTGTCTCCGAACGCGATTGACGCCAGCCCGTTTAGCTCAGCCTCCTCGTGTACGAACGTGTTGTCATCCGGGTAGGTCATGCTGGCCGCAGGGCGCAAGCTGTCAAGATAGGGATAAGGAGAGAGGCCAGTGTCCAGCACAAAGCGTTCGCACGCGATCCACACCTTTCGTGAGCCGTGCCTATCAAGGCCGCTCCTCAGGGCGTAAACGAGTACGTCGCCGTCATGGCGCGACAAACCAACAATGTCACCGACCGCCGCACCCCATTCCCACCTAGCCCAAGCGTCGAACAGGCGTTCGGTGCCGGGGGCATTATCAAGGTAGGTGTAGGTGTAAAGACGGTTACGGTACGCGTCAGTCCGTAGCAACACGACGTTAGGTGCCGTTACAGCGACAATCTCCACCGGCTTACCCGGAAGGTACTTGTCAAGCTGTTGTGAGACGTTGTAGCTCTCAGGGCTATCCGCCAGCATCCCGATCTGGATTTGGTGCATCGAGGTACTGCCATTACGGCTCTTGCAATAGAACACGTAGTTCCCGCTGTTGCGAGGTTCTGCGTCGATTGCGTCCTCGTGTGCGCTGAGGATCACGATGCTCGCGCTACGCGGCGTAAGGGGCTGTCGCCCGTTGACCGTGTATTGCAGCCGCTTACCGAAGAACAGAAGGTTTCGGTCAAACGTGGTCGAAGTCTTGATTATATCGTCCTCAGAGCCTAGGGCGAACATTTCCACCGGGTCGTTGTCCGCGATAGTCAGCACGGACCCACGGAACCAGTTGAAGTAGTCGCCGGGCTTAGAGAAGAACAACGTAGAGCCAGACCCGATTATAAGCCGGTCTTGGAACATGCCGAGGTAGTCAATACGCCTCCCGAAGAAGAACGGAAGGGGGCATGATACGTCGTCGCCCACCGCGTTAGCCTTGAAGGTAGGATGCTCTCCCGGCGTAAGCTCCGCGAGCTTGGCTGCGCTAGATGCGAGGTACAGAACCTCGTCCACAACCGTACCCATGATAAACACGTCTTGCGGAACCATCTTGTACCCAGCGCACTCGCGCCACGTAACCTCAGTCCAGCCAGTGCCACCCTCGTCTTTGGGCAGGGCCTCAAGGTAAAGGGCGTCGTCGCCGTTGCTGTGCTTAGGGCGGACCTTCACGATCTTACCCACGCGGTGCACGGTACTCACCATGTCGGGCGCGGAAACTTCGTTACCAACTCCACGGAACAGCGTACCGTCCCCACTGTCGTCAGCCTCAATCTCGATGAAATCAGTATCATCCACCACGACAGTTCCACTTACTGCGCTAGCAGTTACGCCTGCGGCGATAAGTAGGTCTTTCAGCTTCGTGGCGATGTTCTCAGGGGTAATGTCCTCAGCTGCCGTACCAATCCACTTGGTCACTTCGCTGTTGTACGCATTAACCCGGTCGTTGACCTTCTTCTGATACTCGGTGTCAGACACCAAAATGTCCGTAGTGTCGAGAAGCTCAGGGTACGACGCGCTAAGGGTCTTATACTCTACCTCTAGCTTAGTGCCGTCTTGGCGCGTCAGCGTCAGCTTGAACTTCCTAGAGTATGCTCCGCCCCTTACCCAAGCGGCAAGGTAGCGCTGGTTGTCCGGGTCAGCGTGCGGCGTCTCCGGGGACCAAGTAGGCGTTATAGTGTTACCAGCCAGCAGCACGTACTTGCCGACGTTGACCGCCGCGCTAACTCCTCCCGTAACGAGTTGGTTAAGCGTAGTGTCTCCGGTAGCGTACTGCACAGGGATGAACTTGCGTTCGTCCTTGTTGAAGCACCATGCGAAGGTGGCGGTTCCGAACGTCTCGGTATCGTAGTCGGTGCGGTATATTAGGTCGTACTCAACGCCCGCGACGTAGAACGAGAACACCCGCTGCCTGTCAGTGCTGGCAAGGCGAGAGGCGTAAAGCCCCTCGCTGCCGTAGTCGCCTATGACGACTTCATCCTGCATAAGTGATCCGTGCCGACGCGCAAGCCCGTTAACCGGGTCACTAAGCATGTTAACCTGTTCAAAGTGTTGCCCCGGCCTGCGGTCCTGCGGGACCTGCTCCGAGACGCCGAGTACGACGCTCGGGTATGATCCTGTAACTTTAGCCATGCAGGAGGCTCCTTGTTAGTGGGTTAAACTCCGCTATGTGATGCTGTATGCCAGCACACAGTCGTAGAGGCGCTTCTTGCCGCTCGGGGTCCAACTACCGCCGCCCGCCGAAGTGTATAGCGTGATGGTCCCGGTGCTGCCGACCTCAGCTAGCCCTCCGAAGGTCGAAACCTCGTTGTCCATGACGTAAACTTGACGGCGCCGCGTATCGGCGGGCCGCATGTACAGCGGCAGCGGCGTCGTGCTTGCGATTAGGAACGAGCCGCTGTCAGAGATACCGGCTACTAGGGGGATGCTGACGTAGCCGATGTTGCCCTTGCGCCAGATCGTGACGGAAACCGTCTCAACACCGTCGAGGCCCACCACGTCCACAGTGATCGTGCGTGGGTACTCGCCAGTAAGCGTACCAGCGTCGCTCCCCGACCCCATGTCGATCCCGGCGTCAAACGAGAGGCGTTGGAAGTTCATGTTCACGTTGGGCAAGGCCCCGGAGGAAACGACCCCGCGCACGCCTACGTACGTGTTCAGGGTAGGCTTGCTGCGCCGCATGGTAACGTCCAGCGTGAGGTTCACGTTGTCCGCAGCCGTGGCGGTGACGGCGAGGTATGCGGGGGAAGTGATTGATCCGCCCGCGCCGGAGCTTTGGGGATTGTCGATCACCGCCCTGACGAAGCCACTAGCCTCGGCGTCAGCGGAGAAACCAACGCAGTACGGGTCAAGCAGCTTGATGTCCATGCTGCACGAGGCGTCTGTCCGCGCCATAGTCGCGGCTGGGCGGGTTATAGCGTCCTCCGCGCTCCCGAACCGGCTAGCTGTACCGCTGATGTGGCAGTCCTTCGCCGGGTTGGCTGCGTCGTGACCAGAGATTAGGAAGGCCACATCGCGCTTAGACGCACCGTTAGCGTTCACCGCACCTTCCGGGAAGTTGTTGTAGGCGGTGACGTTGGTTGCCGTGCAGCGTATAGGCCCAGCACCATTGCGAGCTACCAGCCAAACGGCGCGTCGGCAGTCGATAATGGTGGGGCTGTGGAAGTGGCAGTCCTCACCGCCGTGGGTGTCCAGCACGGCCCACGTCGGACAGTTCTTGAACAGGCCCCCGTTCCACACGCAGTTGCGCGAGGGCGGATAGCGGACGTGATCGGTTTCGTTGTCGGCACACGACCACGAAATCGCCATTGCCTCTAGATCGCCGGTCCCCGTTTCGCCGGTGAAGGTGTCGAAATATCCGCCGAAGCCGACGAAGTTTTTGGAGCCTTGAGTGATGATGCCGCCGTAGCCGCAGTTCGTGATCCTCGGGTTGATTACCTCCGTGCCGTCGTCGTAGAGCGACTGGATCGCAAGATAGCCGAAGCTGTCCCACTGGCAGTCGATCAGCTTGATGCCCGAGACGAAGGTAGGGGCCTCGCCCGCACCGTTGACCGTACCTGCGAAGTACACGCCGATGGAACTGGCGTTGTAGGTGCTTGACGGGCCTTTGAAGCGCACGCGGCGCACCACGCAGCCGGTAGTGAGGGTCAACAGCGTGATGTTGGCAGCGGTCGATATGGTCGCCCCGTCAGAGATTACGGCCAACCCTTCGGGGGCCGTCAGCCCTGAGCCGCAGTTGTAGTCCTTCCCCGGCGACAGTAGCAGGGGGACTTTGGCGTTGGATGCTACCGTCATTGCGAGGCTGAGGGCGGCTGCATCGTCAGCCACGCCGTCGCCTACCGCGCCGAACTGCTCGGGATAGACGCCGATGCGGCTGAGGTATTCCCGCAGCGTTTCAGTGACTGCCCCTACACCGACGCGGAAGCGCAAGTTGTCCACCACCGCCGCTGGATCGGCAAAGTCGCCGCCATTTGCGCCCTTCGTGATGGACGCTTCCGCAGCGGCTATAGCGGCCTCCGCTTTTGTGTCAACCTCGCCAATCTGCGTGGACAGCGCGTCCGTGGCCGCAGCCAAGCTCTCGCCTGCGGCCCTAAAGCCCACCGTGGCGCTGTCGATAAAATCTTGGGCCGTAGCCATTAAGCCTCCTCTAGAGCCTCGTTAAACACAGCCTCAAAGTCCACCAGCGGCCCGAGGTCTGCCTCAGGTGCAGGGGACGTAGTGGCTTGCGGCGCGGAGCCGCCCGTGAAGCCGCCTTGCGGGAACGAGGGTCCGATATTCTGCATAAGCCCGACAAACTCCGGGCGACGCAGCAGGTTAGCTCCTTGGTTACGCGTATGCTCAGCATTAAGCTGTACAAGGGCTTCCCGGTAGTCCAGTTGGATTTGCCGGAACTTGTTGCCGTCCGCATCGTAATCCTTCTGGAAGTCCAGCAAGGCCGCGCAGGCGATCAATGTCGCAGCGGGGGGAGGCAAGTCAGAGAACGGCACGAAGCGCACCAGCAAGCATTGCACCGGGGCAGAGAAGGAGTACGACGCCCTAACGGGGTCATACAGCCTTCGCCCGCGCTGTACCAGCTTGGTCCCCGAGTAAGTCGGGTCAATACGGATCGTATCGTTCGGTACGTTGAGGTTCCCCTGAACGTCAGGGCTAAGCGTAATCCACTCTCGATTGAACCACCACGCCTTAGACTGCTCGCGGTATGACGCGTTACGCAGCTTACGCAGCCCGGAGGCTACTAGGTCGTGATCCTCGTCCAGCGAGTTAAGCGGGGCTTCGCCCATCGTAGCGAGCATGTCATTGATAACATCAAGCTCGGTTAGATACATGGCGTTACTCCAAACGCAAAAAGCCCCTAGGCCAGTTAAGACCTAGGGGCAATGGGATTACGCGACGACGATAGCGCCCGCGTACTCGTGACGGTTGGTGGTCACGCCGTACGACATGTGGCTATCGACGTACCACATCTTCTCCTTACGCTCGTAGTACACGTCCGAAGCGAGCGGGATGGTTTCACCCGCCAGCAGGGCGCGCGGCGACATAGCGAGGCCAACGAGCTTGGTGAAGTCACCGTCGTACGCGTTACCGTTGGCAGCGTTCGACAGCAGGTGGCTGGCGATAACCTCTTGCGGGAGGTTCATGGACGAGTTAACCGGGCAGCCGTAAGCCTTGAAGATCGGGACGTTCTCCAGACGCGTGCCAGTGGCAGTCACGTAGGTCCCGTTGACGATCTGCTCAGCCTGTTGCAGGGCGTAGAACTCGGCGGGACGGAACACCAGCATGATGTCGTCCATCTGCGGCACAACGTCCTTCTCCTCCATCTTAACGAACAGGTCCGCGATGGATTGGATCAGCTTAGCCGGGTCCGAACGGTCAGCCGAAGTCGCCAGCGTGACAACCGAGCCGCCCTTGTGACCAGCGGGCTTACCCGCGTCGCCGTTAGAGAACTTGCTCTCGGTAGCCATAGCCGCCTTAGCAGCTTGGATCAGGAACGACTGATCGTAGAACTTGGCAATCTTCTTGCCATGCTCAGTACCAATCTCCTGACGCGCATCGTAGCGGGTCTGCCACTGTTCCAGCAGCGGAATGACGTTACGCGCATAGACCAGCGTATCGACGGTCAGCGAAGCCTTGGAGAAGTCAGGCCCGCCGGTCGGCGACGGGGCTTCACCCGGAACGACCTTGCCGAGCGAGGTTTCGCCCACGGCGTAGTTAGTGATCGTGTTAGTACCACGAACCGGACGCATCGGGACATAGCCCTTAAGCAGCGAGCGGCGCTCGATAGTACCCTCGACAACCCCAGCGTACTCCTCGATCTTGAGGGCGTCGTTGTCCGTGGCGTCTTGGTTCTGTTGCGACGGCATAGTGATGCCGGGCACGGTAAAGATGGGCATTAGCCTCTAATCCTCGATGTTGTTCTTATTAGCCGCGATAAGCAGCACGACGCGCTTGCAGCGCCTTGTATTCAGAGCTTCCGTCCATCTTGTGCCCGAGCTTCTGATAGAGCTTGGTCACTTCGTTGGAGTAGTCGCGCGGGCTAAGCGGCCCGTTAGAGGTTTGCTGACCGCCAGACGTAGCTAGGTTAGTCAGCGGATCGGCGGGAGTGACCACCGTACCCGTAGCCGTGGAGTAAGCCTCCATAAGCATCTTTGCAGCGGCGCGAGCCTGAATAGGCCCAGCGTCGAACATGGCGTTAATGGCGTCCTTCTCAGCTTGGTCGGCGTTAGCCATAGCCCAAGTGCGAACTTCGCCCCACGTCTTAGCATCGCCAGCCACGGAGATAACCGCGTCCGACACGGCCTTAGCCGCAGTCTTAGCCGCGTTGTCTTGGCGCTCATAGGCTTGCTTACCCAGCGCCAGCATTTGTTGCCAGCCCTGCGCCTTGTCGCCCATAGTCGCCAGAGCAGCTTCGAGTAGCGAGAAGTCACCCTTCATAGCCGCAGCCATAGCCGGGTTCTCCGGGGCGATCCCAAGGCCGCCAAGGAAGCCAAGGCACACGTCCAGAGCCGTGTCGCCGGTAG